ATTAACGGAGATACAACAGGAACTGAAGCGAGAGACAGAATTCGCAAGTGCTCAAATGGCTCCATTGTCATGTTCGTATTGAACACCTTGGTCGCACCATCGACCGCTTCGAACACGATTCAACTACTCATTTGGATGGGTGGAGGCAAAGACATCACGTTTGCCGAACCAACCTTAGGAGAGTTCACTGCATCACCAGCTCGTGACGTTTATGATAGAGTCGGGGAATATTATGACGGCACAGTTATGGTTCAACCATCGACCAATTTCACCGTCGCAAAAATACGCGAAACTATTGATTTTCCCGACACCGAGAGCGACGAGGATCGCCCATGTTTTGCTAGGAGAGCTATCAGACAATCGTTGGCACCACCAAAAGTGGGCCTAGATGACAATATGGCCGGGTCAGCACAAAACGATTGCAATTTCGAAAATTGGATGGAGATGACATACATCGATCCCATGGAAAGAGCGAAAATGGTTACAGGCGAATGTATTACCAATTTGCGACTTCTTACACGACGATTGTGTCCATCCTATACCATCTTGCCCCTCAACACGACAGTTGCAGGCGTGCTCGAAGTAACACCACCAACATCAAACCACGTTTTGTGTTTCGACCTCGACAATTTCAGTTCAATGTCAGGAGTTCAAGATGAAGCAATTTACAACTGCGATGCCGGATCTGTCGTAGCACCAGGAGTCAAGTGGATGTACTCAACACCCACATTCCTCTCATATATTTCGTATTTATACACTTATGTGCGAGGAACACGTCGGTATATGGTAACATCCAGACCATCCAACATCATCAACGGTGCCCCCTTCACTACCGGCACAACACGTCTTGCAGACTCAGGAGGCTTTAGCGTCATTGCAAGCGACGGCGAATTCGATATTCGCATTTCAAATATTGTGTCAAACGAACAGTACACATATTTTCCATGGTTCAGACCAGAAGAAACCATTCTTGACTATAACAACAGCAACAACAGTTTTGCTACCATCGCATCAAACTACCAGTTTGGATTAGGATCTTTGTATAGTTCCGATGCTTATGTTAAGCGCCTCGGATCAAAGGGAACTTCACTAGAGGTCTCAGCCCATTCTGGAACAAACATGCCCATTAGACTTTTGGGCGACGCGGATAAAACTCCCACCGAATTCAACGCGGCACATAAGTCAAACATTCCACGCAAGAGGCGATTCTTAGAAATACGCTATCGTCCCCATTGCACGGCTCAGAAGGGAGTCACAGCCAATTTTCCCGCTATCGTATGGCCAATACCAACGACCATTTATGAAGCGGCAGGAGATGATCTCTCCTTCGGCTACCTTCAACAGCCACCTTACATCACTCGTATCAACAAAACTCATGTTTTTATGAACAACGATGGGACGCTACTGCGTCTGTGAGGCCTAACATAACTTTTTACGAAATGATCAAGTATGTTTTGTCTCGCCCAACCACCCACACAACGGTGTTCGAATCACCTTCTTCCTTTAAATAGGCGGTAAAGCTATATGCAGTGAAGTTGTTGTGGGGGTTAAACCTGAGGTTTTATTATGAACCTAGGCCCAAG